AGAGTCTACTGTTCGGCAGGCTCCGATCATTCCGTTTCTAGCTACCGTTGCTGATAACGCTTCTTTGAGGTAGACCCAAACGTGATAGCCTTTGCTCCTTGAAGGTTCTTTCCAAGCTGTTATATTCATCTTGGCTAGTAGCGCAACTAGGTTATCTGCGTGTACGTCGCTGATGTCGCCTTCGTCTAGATCGACTGCGGCCCAGTTGACCATCCACACGTTGTTGCGTTGCCATAATGGGTAGACACCGATTGGTGTGTCCCCATTGAGATGCTCGGCAACGTATTCAAGGTAGTCTTCTGGTGTGACATTTTTGCTCAGGGGGTGTACTTTGTCTTTGACTGATGCGACTGCGCCTCCTTCGTGGAGGGTAGCGAAGTCTTCTAGTAGTTGTTTTACTCTAGCCATGATGACCAACCTGAAGTTGTGTGCCACATATTCCACATTGGTAATGCACAGCTAGTTGCATTCCCTGTTCTTCAAATTCGCTAGTGTTTTCGTAGTATTGAAAAGGGTTATCTTCACAAACGTGTCCTTCTTCAAACGGATCTATTGTTTCTACTCTAGCCATCGGTCATCCTCTGGGATGTCGGATTCGTAGTATTCTCTAACGAATCCGCAGTCTGGGTCCATGAAGTAATCTATGGGGGGCGAAGTTATCTTACACGGTGGCCTCTTGTTCTTACATAAGTCAAGTGAAACACTCACGCTGTGTATCCTTCGTTCTTCGTCTGATAGCTTCGGGTTGTCCCTCTTCCTGAATACGTTTAATTGAAGTATAGCATATTCGTCGGCGTTGAATTTACCGTCGTCCATCCCTCTGCTCGAACCTCTATGGGATTGCTTACCTGATTGGTGTATCAAGCCCACTGGTAGGTTCTCTGCTTCGGCCCATTCCTTCATGCCCTTAAGCACATTTGATACGCCTTCGTATCCTGAAGCCTTGGGTAGCTGTTCCAGGAAATCCACCATGACGAAACGTGGCTTGTGTTGCCAGTAGTCTTCGCATTCTCGCATGGCTTCGCTCATGTCATCGAAGCTTAACGCCGTCGGAAAGATCTTGACACGATCTAGGAAGCCATCTCTGGCTTCTTTGATCTCTGAGATCACATCTCTGTCTTCTGTCCGTAAAGCTTCTTCTACTTGTGCGAGGTTTCTGCGGTAAAGCAAAGCGTATAGCTTTGACACAACCAAGATCTCTGGCTCGTCTGGGGTGTAGATCACACCGTAGAAGTCAGGGTCTTCCTGTAGGTTGCGAGCGATGCTAGACAACAAGACGGCGCTTTTACCTGAGTGCGCTCTGCCAGTTACGACTAGTACATCGCTTGGCCACACTCCTCGCATCTTCTCGTCTATCGCTTGCAATCCCATGTGGAAGCAATCGTGGGAAGCTTGAGCGTAGTTTACCCATTTGTCCACTGCTTCTGATGTGGGTCTAAAGAATTTGTATTGCTCTCCCTCTTCTGGAAGATCAAGGCCAGTCAATCTGGCCTCAATCTCCTCTTCGGTGAGAGCCGTTACGCTCTCCTCCATTATGACCTAGGCTTGTAAGCGTAGTCTTGGAGCTCTGCTCGACGAGCTACCCAATCCCACTCAATAGCATCATCCTCGGTCTGTCCCCCAACGACATCCCAGACAGTGAGAGGTACATTACTGTCGCCTTCTCGTATCCATATGCCGTGGTTCTTCTGGATCTCAAAGCCAGCGAAAGCAAGGGCTTCAGGTGATATGGAGAAGTTCGGGAAGTTGTTCCCACTCTTAGCCACATCAGTTGAACCATCTGCTCTTTCCTTGACTTCATAAACGGTTGTTTCAGTTCCGCTAGTAGAGTCATTCCACTTGTTGGGGTGGAAAGCCAGGATATTAAACGCTGCTTGGTTTATCTCAGCGTTCTTCCCAACACATGTAGGTAGACGCTTGTAAACCCTGCCGCTCATTTTACCACCTGCTGGCTTCTGTGGCGGTGCAGCTACGGATTGAGCTGTTGGACCACTTTGGCTACTATTGGTGGGTGCTTTCGCAGGGGCGCTTGGCGCATTACTTGCAGGTTTGGAAACAGCACTTTTGAGTTTCCGCATCACCACGCCAGTATCACTTATGTCAAATTCTTGACCTGCCTGCTTTAACACTTCGCTCTTTGCTAATTCAAAAAGTGAAGCTGCTTCGGCAGCGATACCTTCATCACCCATTGACACAGGAACTACTCGCTCAATCATGAGGGAATAATCCGCTGTCTCATAACTTTGTTCACTCACCTTTTGGGCGAAATGAACAGTAATTTTAGATGTCTCTGTCATCTCTATCTTCTTTCTCCCTTTACCAGGGGTCTTCTCCGAGGTGTTCTCCTCGGCATTTACCTGCCTGCCATACTGGACACCATTTAGGTGAGCAATGCCACCCTTCCCATCGTTGAGGCCACGTTGTTGCCTCCTCAATGGTCAATAGTGTCGGCACTATGGACCAGCAAAGTTCTATAAACGCCGCCTTATCCTGCTCTGACCTGTAGATCTCTATGACCTGCAAATCTCCATTCGCAAAGACGGCTAAATTAAATTGTTCTTTCTCCAAAGCCCAAGTATACGCATGAGATTGTATATCCCAACGTTTTTTCTCCCAAGCAGGATAATGTCTAGAGGGATTCTTCCAGTCCCAAAGCACGCCGCTTTTATCGTTCCAATCGGCAGTACCAGTTAGAATGAGCTGAACCCCATGCCTAACACCCATCGACTTTTCAAAAGTCTGTTCAACCCCAACTGGATCTAAGATGGGGTTCAGCTCGTTGTACCAAGTTGTGACATTGGCACGACATATATCGACCACTTGCTCGTAACTGTGTCGCCAGACATCAACAGAATTTCCGTTCTCCGCTAAGAATGTATCTGAAACATCTATGAGCTCATCGTAGTCAACTTCTTCGGATCCCCCCATTCTAACTAAACCAGCATGCTCTATTGCGGCATGTACAGCGTTACCTCGGATCAAGTCACTTGTTTGTTTCTGCGTGACTAGCCCAAGCCGCTCTTGTCTAGCTTGCTCAGGGCATCTCAAGAAATTGTTTATCCAACTTTGGCGTAACCTAATTTCTTGCATCTCTCTCCTTTAATGTTGAGGCCAAGTGCAAGGGAGAGTTAACACTTGACCTCAACGGTGTTACCTTGGGGGGTAAGGTAGGGCCACCTTTGGGGTGGCCCCCCTTACCCCCCATTATAGGGTTTACGATAGACAAAGCAACGTCAACCATAATTTTTTCTTTCCCTTCTGACTCGTGTATAACCATAGTGCGGCTCTAGGACAATTCCTTTCAAACGCCGCTGGGCCTCAATTTCCTTGCTATTTAGACCTCCCCACACCCCAAAAAATATGTGGTTATTGACTGCGTAATCCAAGCATTCTGCTTTCTTGTCACATTTCCTACATATTGTTTTGGCTTGGTATTGCCCTCGCCTGGTCCTTTCATTGAAGAAGAGCTCTGTCTTCCCCTTGCAAGGAACGTTTGATGTATCAAACATCTTCGCAATAGAATTTAGGGGTGAACTGTGATAGTCGTTCAGACTCTGCTTCCTTGTACATGTCATGAGCTCGCTGCCTAGTTACACCTAGCACTTTCGCTGCGCTAGCAATACCGCCGTGGCCATTCTCAGTTGCATATGTGTAAAGAGATTGCCGCTTGAAGTATGAAGCTATCTTCATCCAGCGTTCGAGCCGCTTATACCAAGCATCAAACTGTTTCATCCTAAAGACAGGTTGTCTACCATCGTACTGGCAGGCATCAATGAAATCCTCGTCAGTCCAATACGCCGAAGTTTCATCTACACCTAGGATGCTACTCACCTCCTGGAATAGCCCTCTATGTGATTTGTATTCTGGTTCCAAACTCATTATTCATCTCCTTTGTTGTTGTATATTTCATTTGGGTCTTTACGAAGCCTTTGCCGCTGCTCTTCCATGTCTACCACGTTCTCGTCATCTTCTATGGCGATACTAAGTGCTCCACACATAAGCCCGAAGGCTTCATCCACAGCTTCAAAATGCTCAACCATCGTAGAAATGCGGTCAAGCAAAAGCATCAAAGCATCTACAAATGGGCCTTCTAAGGCTCCAAAATTTATTCTAGTTTCATCGTTGTTCATCTTCACTCCAATTCGCACCTGCACAAAATGGGCAAGTGTCATACCTTTCCGTCACACGATCTGAAATGATCGCACGACAATCTAAACATTTGTTCCACCACTTTGGCTTCACATACGAAGGCTTACGCCTACGACCTTTATTAAAATCTTCTGTATCAAAGTCCATAACAACTCCAATGCTGCCAACCTCCACCCCTTGTGGTTAATAGCCACGCTGACGCATAGATATTAGCCACAGGATCAAAGGGCGAGTATCCTGGCATGCCTATAGCGGCAGCCCGATCATCCCAATAACGAGGCATGTGTTGCATCAAACCTGATGCCTGATCGACAGGGTTAGAGTACACGTCCGTGTTATGAGCATACGGATCGCCACGACTCTCGCAATGGAGTACCTTCATGAAGGTGCTAAACTCTTCTGGTATCCCATAGTCCTCTAAAGCTTCAGCGACTATAGGAGCCCACCTGTCGGTTTGCCATCCCCATACTTCAGGGACAGGTTCCACCACAGGTATCCACGGAATGGTAAAGAACCACAGTAAATTAATCATTTATCCTCCTAAACAAATCTGCGTATGCGTACGCTGCTTGCAATGGAACTACAGCGTTCCCTAAGCACTTCATCGTTCTATTGAAACTTATGTCGCTCGACGTAATCCACCCTTCAGGAAACCCCATCATCCACTCGATAAACGCAGGGTTCATCCTCCAATCAATAGCAGGTGTAGGAGCAGGCCTACCTAGGACGGCTTCCCATCTTCGTATAGCTCCATCATAACGACCCCAGGTAGTCTCCTTTTCTTCCACGCATGGCTCCAGTTCATGTTCTTCCCTCTGTCCTTCCAGTCCCTTGCCGTTGGTGTTGGTAGCAACGCAGAACCATCTATCCCTACGGTGAGGCGCTCCGACTTCTGCCGCATATAAAGTGCGCCACTCCCATCTGACGAAACCTCTGTGGGCCATTTCTGCACAGACTCTGGCAAGAGCGTCTCCGTTGTTAGCGGATAGAAGTCCTCTGACGTTTTCAAGGAGGAGCCATTTTGCTCCTGCTTCTTGCGCCAGCTTGCAAATATCCGCAATGATGAATCTTTCATCTGCTATACCTTTCCTTTCTCCAGCTATGGAAACAGGCTGGCAGGGGAACCCACCAACCACCAAGTCCACCTTTGGGGGATCCTGGATTTGTGTTAAGTCACCTAGATTAGGCACACCAAAGTGCTTATCTAGGATCTTGGATGCAGCCGCATCCGTTTCGCTCACCCATTGAAGGTCAGTGTCAGCTATCATTCCTAAGCCGAGCTCTAAACCTCCTATGCCTGAGCATACTGAACCTACTTTCATATATTCTCCCTTCGGTAGTAGGGGCAGGCGAGTGGCACTCGCCCGTAACCGCCGAAAGGAAAAACGACTAGCCCCATCTACCAGAGCTAATCGTCCTTCCTCCATGCGTCATTTTCTCGAAGATCCGCAAATGATACTTCTGGATCTTCAACAGTTTCGTCAAGGATTACCTTGTACGCCGAGTTCTCTACGCTGTCTAACAAATTTAATGCCCTAGCGTATTCGCCCTCGTATATTGCATGTCGAATTAGACCTGTCCATTTAGTGATAAATGTGGCTAACGACTTCAGTGTGTGCTTCATATAATGCACCTTTCTTGTTACACTTATTATATCAAAACAAAGTCATCTTCTTGTTGACTTGGGGTGAACTTCTTCGTTATTCATCATCATCTTCAGTAAAATCTTCCCCCACTGAAGACCAGCAGTTATCGCACACATGGTATCCAGAGCGTATGCCAATGATCTGCTCCCTGTACGCAGGGGTAGCTTCAGGCCATACGTCCTGAACCAAAGCACCTTTTGTATAGGTACTCCATCGATGAGGGTCAACAAGCACGACTGTTTCAGCTTTGCACATGTTGCATTCGACTTGTTTCTCATCCCAGTCTTGGGTGATTGCATTCCGTTCCATGACTCACCTCCTTTCTATCTTGGGTTAATAGCGAATCGGACATTGCCCTTACCTACAGTGCAGTAATCGCACTTAGCGCAAGCGCCCTCCCCGATATATTTGCCTGCCTTTGTAGTCTCTTCAGACCACTCGACAAGATCTATGCGCCCAACTTGTTCTGGGCATTTAAGGCCTCTGGGTTCACCACATAGCTCTGCTACAGCCTGTGTCTCTGCCCAGTCCTTACCGTTAAAAGCAAACATGACATGCGGATTCTCGGATCGGACTTGCACAGCCCATTCCCAATTCCACATGTCAGTGCTCATATACACGGCCAGGTTCTCAGCAGTCAGCGTCGGCACATACTGGAAGCATCTGGTGTATACCCAGAACTTCACATCAGGGTAAGCTATGGCGATCATGTCCATCGCTTCCGCAAATGCTTGCGATGGGATGTCCCCATCCCAGAACCAACGAAACTGCCATTTGTCCACTGGCACGTTACGCTTGATCTTCTGGTCGATAGATGCCTTCACCCCAACCTCAAGCAGCTTATATAAAGCTACCTTGTCGTTTAGATGTGGTTCTATCGTTTTCCAGTTGTGCTCTAGCGCATTCCTCACAGTAGCCCATTGGCGCTCCGTAGATTCCGCATAACACGAATCACAGAACGGTGTCCTATTAGTGCATCTGCTGGCAGACAAGCCGAAACTGTTCTTGTCGTTGACAGTAGCGTCCGTACCCAGCTCACCCTTTTGGGTGGCGTGGTTCGTGACCTTCCTGTCTCCTGCAAATTTAACTGGTGTTTCTAACATTATTCACCTCCTTTTGTTATTTTGGTAGTTTGCCAAGCCTCTACGCTAGGCCAAGCATCCGCAGGGATGCCTGACTTATCTATTAAGGCAGCAACTATCGCTTCACCTTGTTCTTCTGCCTCAAAGACATCATCGCAGTCACGTGCAACGACATTAACTTCAAAGCTGACTGTTACATCTACCTCATAATCAGGCATGGCTATCCTTCAGGCGTGTGCTTGATGGAGCCAGTTACAGTGAAGGACTCGTGCTTAAAGAAGTCCTTAATCTCATCTTGGACATACGACTCTAACTCGTTATACAAGTCGTAGTAGTCTAAAGCTGACTGGACTTCGGAAGCTATATCTGACATGTCAAGTTCGTACCTAACTTCGCTAGCTAACGTACTTAGATCTATGTCGTCAGAGTTCCCTTTGTAATGGTCTTCGAGGTAGGGTGCCAGGTACGGAGCGATTGCCTGAGCGCACGCTTGCAGTATCTTGTCCAACCCCCTCGCTGCATTAGGGTTTACTTCTCCCATTGTTTTTCCTTTCTCCCTTTCGGGGTTTTATTGTTTAACTATTTCACCTTCGTCGGGCGTACCCTCGAAGTCCTTATTGGCGATTGGAGCCAGCTTTCTGCTGTCAACCATTTCATCGCCGAACGCCCTTCTCATGCGGCGTTCGTAGATTAATTTATCTGTCCAATAGTCACTCATCTGTTATCACCTCCTCCATATCTTCTAGAGCGTCCATTATCATCTCAGCCTGCTTCCGCTGATCTTCGGGGCCATTCGCATACACGTTGACGCTTTCCTCACCTCGCTCAAAAGCTTTGAACGCAGTAGTCAGAGCTGTGAAGAAGTCTACTTCTTCCGCTTCGACGT